AGTTGGCATTAATATTCCCCGTATTTTTAATCTTGTACTTATTGAACCCGGTAAAAGCTTTGTACGAGTTATCCAAAGTATTGGACGAGGCATTAGAAAAGCTGAAGACAAGGACCACGTACAAATCTACGACATAACCAGTAGTTGTAAGTTTGCCAAACGTCACTTGACCCAACGTAAAGCATTCTACAAAGAAGCAAACTACCCGTTTGATGTAGAAAAGTTGACATACAGATAAGAATGTGATAAAATAACAACATGCGAATATTAACATTAGATAACGAGTTTTATAACTTAGAAACACTTCCCGAAGAGATTGATGACTTGCGTTTTGCTATCTTAGACAATAGCAATCCAAGCAATGTAGATTATCATTATATCCCATTAATCTTTTTAGAATCATTTAACAGTCCTGCACTTGTATTAAAGATCGGTAACAGCACGATTAAGATGCCAGTGGACTGGCAAATACTTATTGGCGAACAAGAACACGGTGACTTGGAAACATTACCTCTTACTAGTATCAATGACAGAGGATTCAATGCTTTTGAGTTCAACCCATTAAGTAGCTTTAGCCCTACATTTGTACCTATTGAGATTGTAGATATCTATCACGATGTAACATGGTATGCACCTCGATTGAAGAACGGACAGTTTTTATGTGTACCGATTGAAGACGGTCCTAAACCAAGATGTGTTTATTTTGTTAAAGAGATTAGTCGTAACTGTGAGATTGTAGATTATAGTCAGGCATTCTAATGGCAACTAAAAAGACTACCCCAACTGAAGAAAAGTTTGAAGGTCAAGACTTCAACTTGTTTGATGCACTTGCGGCAATGGACAAGAAAGACTATGGTTATTATGATAGACTAACAGAAGAACAACAAAAGAAGTTTGTTCCCTATATGATGACACATTGGATGAGTGCTATTAAGGGTTCGGGGGACGTTCAGGGATACTATCTGCGTAGTGTTGACTATCATGCTAATAAGCATCTATTCAATGAATATGTACAGAAGCATCCTAAACTGCAATGGTATATGTTATGTGCTAGTAGTCCTGGATTAGGTAAACAATTCCATCAGTGGATCCCTCACTTAGGTAGTAAAGTAACATCATTGAAAGAACCTGCTAAAGTTAAAGAGATAAAAGAATATTACACTAAGATATATCCCAAAGTAGATAGTGATGATATTGATGAGATTGCTAAACAGTTTGTTGTAGAACATAAACGCAAGTGTTATTTGGCAGAAACATTCCCTAACTTAAAACAAACAGACATAGAAGTATTGAGTCAACTGGTTACAGATGAAGATATCAAGCAATATGAAAAAGACCGAGGCAACTGATAACCCAGTTAAGTATAGCTGTGAGTTTTGTAAAGCTTCATTCCAACGTGAAAGCACTATACTTAAACATATATGCGAAACTAAACGCAGATGGTTAGAGCGTGACCGTCAAGGTAATCGTGTGGGTTTTCAAGCTTGGTTGCAGTTCTATAAGAAGAATACTGCAGGTACAAAGAATCGTACATATGAAGAATTTATTAAGAATCCGTACTATCTAGCGTTCATTAAGTTTGGTACTTATTGTGTAGATATTAAATGTATCAACGTAAGTAGATTTAGTGATTGGTTATTAAAGAACTCAATACGTATTGATAACTGGCGACAAGATAGTAACTACACAAAGTTCTTATGTGAATATTTACGTGTAGAAGATCCATTAGATGCAATACATCGTAGTATTGAAACTACCATAGATAAAGCAGAGAATGAAAAGATTCAAAGCAGAGATTACTTGAGATATGGCAATCAAAACAATATTTGCCATGAGATTGCTAAAGGTAAGATTAGTCCTTGGATGTTATATCAAAGCGAAAGTGGCATACGATTCTTAGATTCGTTGCGTGAAGACCAGCAGAAGATGATTATGGATTATATCAATCCAGAACAGTGGGCTATTAAGTTTAAGCGTGATCCTAATATGGTAGCACAAGTTAAGGAATTGTTAAATGCAGGCGGGTACTAAAATATGTATACCGTGGTTAAGAGAAAATTGGGTTGACGCCTGTGCATGGGCAATAGAACAATATGGATTGCCTGACGAGAAATTTACCACACGTCCTAGTGACAACGGCATGGACTTCTATTTTAAAGATGAACGTGATGCTATAGTATTTGAGTTGACTTGGGGATGAAACAAGTAACATTATATATTGATGCTAAACGAACTATGGAAATAGGCTATGAGTTGCGTTCAATGGGTTGGAAGCAGGGTGTTGATTTTGATTATGCGTACCACAAAGCTGAATACGATAATTTCAGTTATGATGCAATAAACCGTCGTAGAGCAGTATTTACTTTTTATAATGATAGTAATGCCAGCTATTTTATGTTGAGATTTGGATGAGACAACTAAAGAAAGAACTATGGCCCTACAAAGTCAAGGTCAATGAAAATGAGTTTACTACTTCTGTCACAGAAATGGAGTTATGGCTAGGAGAACAGTTAGGCACATTCAAAGGTCGTTGGAATGTTGTTTATCAATCTAACTGTACATATTTTTACTTTCATAAACAGGAAGATGCTGTGATATTTTCATTGAGGTGGGAATGACTGTTGTAATCTATAATCATCTTCCGGAATTTAATGGAAAACTTCCGAAACTTCACAAGGTAGTCTACGCACATACTGTCGATGGTGTACAATCAATGTGGCAAATAAGCTACAAGGATTACCTAATAGCCAATTGGCTTGAAGAAAACTGCAAACATCCTTACTATCACAGTCCTGGATATCTTACAGAAAAGTTTATTGAGTTTGAATGTGATAAAGACGCATTATTATTTGCATTGAGGTGGCAATGATTTTAGCAAGTGTTAGATTAAACCAGCCACCGGCTCCGAATCGATTCATTGATGAAAGTCCTATCAATATATGGCTGCTAGCCAATGTAGGCACACACGCTCCTACCATGGACACAGTATCAGAAGATCGCCCGTGGCGAGTAGAGCATAGATGGGGCTATCTTGTATATCATTTTGCTAGAGAGCAGGATGCAGTTATGTTTTCGTTGAGGTGGAGTTAATGGATTCAGAATTTATAAAAAAACTAATGTGGAAATGGGCCCTTGAAGAAGGCATCAAAATAACACATTGTCCTCCGGAAGCAAAATTTCTTACTGGCAGTTACAAATCAGACGGTCAAATGCATTACTTTCAAGATGCCAGTGGACTAGAATTAGAACTAACAAAAGATTTTAAAGATATTGTAACGTGCAAGATAGTTGACGAAGAAAAGTTTATGCTATTTGTATTGAGGTGGGCATGAAAGATTTACCATACACGATAATTACTAAAAAACTTGAACATGAGGCAGAAACATGGTGTCAAGACAACATAGGAGAACGGTGGTTTGCTATAGGTAGAAAGACAGGTGATTGGACTTGCTTTTGGGCAGGCAGAGATGATCCTAAAAGTTATCGCTGGCATTTTAGAAATGAAAAAGATGCTTTTTTATTTGCGTTGAGGTGGCAATGACATTAAACATTGAAGAAGGTACCGTGTACGGTATAAAGTATTATTCTGTTAAACCATTCCGTTCAATAAATGAAAATATAGTTTGGGATGATGTTATGACATGGTGTATTAATACATTTGGACCCAGCGGCACAGAAGATAAGCCCGGAGTATGGACGCCTAACGAACGCTGGTATGCCAATAACTCTTTATTTTGGTTTAAAGATAAAAAAGATTTAGAATGGTTTGTATTAAAATGGCAATAACGACCATAAAAGTTTACAATGAATATGCACCTGTGTTACAATGGCTACAAGACAATGTGGGGCCATCGCTACACTATAAGCCAATTATCTTTTGGCACGGTGAAGGTTGGCATTTAACAATAGGACACGATGTTGCACCAAGAGGTCAAATGGGTAAGAACTATTGTGTAGTTGATTTTGATGATGAACAGAAAGCGATTTGGTTTAAGTTAATATGGGGCTAACAGAAGATATATTAGATGATATAAGCAATAGTATTGCTAAAGAAATGGATTGGCACATCGTAGCAGATGTGTTAGTTAGCTCCGGATGGACAAATATACAGGTAAAAAGATTCCGCAATAATGAAGAAGCAGTTGATATAAATCTTTGGTTAGAACAAAATTGTACAGGTGAATGGAAAAACTTAGCTACACGATATATCTTTAAGAAGAAACAAGATGCCGAATGGTTTAGCTTAAGATGGCTATAATAGATGAACACTATGATATTGCTAATGGTTGGCATAATACTAAGCCGGGTTGGTATGAATGTAGTATCACAGCCAAACATTATGACAAATATGTAGAACTGGTAGACTGGTTATATGCTAATATCGGTAAGTGTGAAAGACATTGTAGATGGGGTGTAACTGATACAGAGACAGTAAGTTTTAAGTTTAGATATGAGAAAGATTATGTTTTGTTTACATTGAGGTGGAGTTGATGGATTACACTATTGTAACTGATGGAGCAGATTGCTATCCATGGACGGAAACATTTGTTATGTGGCCACGAAAAAGTATCAGCGGTGCACCCTTGTTCTGGACTAAAGCATATAAGCGTAGAGTTTGGGTAGTATGGGGCACCGGCTTTCACATGGAACCGGAAACACAATATGCTACTGCATTTGATTTATTAACATATGAAGATACCTAAAGACTTTCAAGATTATGATGACGATGGTCCAGAAATGGAATTTCGAAAGAAACGATGGGACTATTGGGCGGCATTGAAAAAAGTTCGTAAAGAATACATGGAAGATGTTGCTGGGTTAAACGGTCAATTTGATGCGTTTGATTTTGAAGATTATATTGAAGAAAACTATGGCATCAAAATGAACATAGTAAATGGCAACATTACAGACGGCTACAAAGTAATGGACGAAAAGAAGTATATTATATTTTTACTGAAATACCAATGAACAACTCACCTTTTATACTAAACGATTTACCCGATAACACTTGGTCAGTAGAATGGCCTACATTTAGAAACATTACTGACAAAGTAACTGGTAGAAAACTATTGACTATCTTATTTGAAGATATTAAATGTTTTAATGTAGGCTTGGGTGTAAAGCTTAGTAGTGGTGAGATGGATACACTGTGGGTTGATTGTAAATTATATTGGCAAGATACAGAGGGAAAATATACTGACTATTTGGAAGATATGTATGAGATAGGTGGCGTAGTATTCACTGAAAAAGAACAGGCTCTACATTTACAAGATATCTTAGAGAAGAAATATATATGGAAAGTGTTACAGGCATAATATGGCAATATCAAGTTTAGGGACATTCTCACAAGCATCCATTGTGTATGATCCGTATGTAGATCCAAATAAAAGCAAAGATGATGTTCGAGTTATGGGTAGTAAAACACAATATACATATGATTGTGTTTACCGAAAAGAAGACCCTAGTGTCATTGTAAAATGGTGCAGACGCAACTTTGGGCAACGTGGAAGTGGTTGGGACTTTTATTTAAATCAAGGCCGTGTTATAATAGAGATTAGTGATAGCAAGTATAAAGTAATGTATGAGATGTGGCACGTATGACGATTAAGATTAAAAAGTTAGATGGTAGATATACCGGTAGTGATTTCTTCAAATATTATATTCAATCTGATTCACTATACAGTGAATATTACGACATTCGTGAGTGGTGTTGGGAGACATGGGGACCAAGTAAAGAGTTAAACTACTGGTTGTTTGATAATAAAATAACATTAGGTCCTAATGATAAAATAGGAAGTCAAAATCAACATTGGTGCTGGCAAAATGATACGTACAGCCGTAGATTGTATTTTCGCACAGACAAAGAGTTAGTATTATTAAAGTTAAGATGGGAATAGTATGGCAAATCACATTATGATTGACATTGAAAGTTTAGATACAACACCTGATTGTGTTATACTAACTATCGGTGCAGTTCGTTTTGATCCTAAAGGTAGTGGTGTAGTTGAACGATTAGAACTACGACCTACAGTTGAGGATCAAACAGAAATCTACAATAGAAGTATCAATGAAGATACATTACGTTGGTGGAGTGAGCAAAGTCCTGAAGCACTTGAAGAAGCATTAGGTGATAATGGACGTATGTCTCTTAAAGAATGTATGGAAATACTTTATAAGTTCTGTTGGAATCGTGATGCTGTTTGGAGTAATGGTGCAAGCTTTGACGTAGTTGTAATGGAACATGCATTTAGACAAACGAGCACTAAACCTAATCCTATTCCCTGGCCCTTCTGGACTATTAGAGACACAAGAACAATTTACGACATTACAGGTGTAAAGCTTAAAGACGGCGGACATAGTACAAGTCACAAAGCGGTAGAAGATGCTGAACGACAAGCCATTGTTGTACAAAAAGCATACATGAAATTAATCAAAGCAGAATTGGTAGCACCTCCACGATAAATTCGTTGATATTGACTTAGGTGATAAATACAATAGGAGATTATGATATGACACCTATTGACAATAAGTATGCACGACACTATTGGAAACTTATCAATACGAGAAAAAATAGAATTATTACTGATTATACTGAGAAGCATCATATAATTCCTA